GGTCATAATCGTAGTTTAACTTACCGACGATGTTCTTTCCATCCACTTCGAGTGAGATAGTGAAGTCCACAATCTGACTTAAAATATTATTTATTTCAGCTTCGATGTTCGGGATTGCCTTACTCATCAAGTCATATGGAATACCATCACGACCCACCGCTTCCATATAATACTTGTACGCCTCGTAGGTTGCTTCTAACTCCTCAGCTTCCTTAATCTGGTTCATAATGTCTGTCTTGGTGGCTTCTAATACTTTAATCTCACCATGCAAGTCACGGACAACCTTTTCCATGTGGTCGGCCTTCTTTTTAGATGTAGTGATGTCGTATTGGATATGGTCAATACGTTCATCTATCTCAATATTATATTCTATATTTTCTTTGTTTGACCGATGGAGTTCAATGTCCTTTTCCACTTGCTCACGCTTGCGGTCACACTTTTCGATGTTGGTCAATATCTTTTGGATGTCAAGTTCAATCCCACTTGCCTTTTTCTGGAGTTGTTGGACTTCACTCTGTATCTTCTCGTAGTATGCACAGAGATTAACCTTTTCGACCAGTGGTTCCATCTGCTGTTTGATTTCTTCGATAGCAGCTGTTTGCTTGATTCGCACCTCTTCCAACTCCAACAACTCTTGTGCTACTTGTTGTTTATCAGAAATGATTGTTTTATTGTTGTCAACACAAACATCACAATCTGGATTGTATTTGTAACTATCAAGTTTGATTTGGAACTTTACCTTTTCCCCAATCTTCGAGGTGGTTAACTTCAAGGCATTACTACCCTTATTAAAGAGGTCAGATAATCTATTATATTCTTCAACAGAGTTCCGAAGTTCTGGAATATTTGCATCTACTACTTCCTTTGTTTTCTCTGCGATTGTATCGTGAATATATTGTAATCGTCCTTCTGCTTCACCCTTATCTTCTTCGTAGGATGCCGCAAGGTCAACCACCTTATCCTTCGTAGATAAGAGGGTATCAATATCCAACTCAATATTCGGAACAGGTCGTTTTTGTTCCTGTAATCCCTTTAACTTCTCGTAGAGGGTTTCCTGTTCCTGTTTAATGTTAGAGAACAACCCTTCTACCCGTTCGTGTTCCTCACGGGTGGCATCGAACTTACTCTGGGTATCGGATAATGTCTGAGAGAAATCGACCTTCTTAAACTTACGGAGTGCCCCAGAGATTTCCTTCATCTCGTCGTTGGCGGTGTCACATAACTTGTCAAAGATACTTAATCCCATAAACTGGATAAGTAGGTCTTTACGTTCAGAGTGGGACTTGTCAATGAATAACGCATTACTATTCTGACTACTGAGTGCCGTTAGGACGAAATCTTCATAGGTGCCGACATAGTTACGGATATTGGCATTGGTATCACGGCGGTCCTCACCATTTAACGACTCGTGGGTTCCATCCTCGTTTTCCCGCCAGAATGAGACATCAACCTTGACATCACCCGTCTTTTTACGGGTACCTGTTCTACGGATATAGAAGATTTCATTGTTGATTTCAAACTTTAACTGGCAGGTAAAGGTATCCTTACGATTATTCATTATATGGTCACCACGGAACGCACGTGGAGTCTTATCGTAAAGGGTAAAGATAAGAGCATCCATTGCGGAACTCTTACCCGATGCGTTATTGGCAAAGATGCCGTATATCCCCTTCATCTTCCCAAAGTTGATGATATTGTCCTCACCATACGAGAACATATTCGAGAACTTCAGTTGAATGATTTGAGCATTAAGGTTCTTGTTGACATCCAAGATTTTGTCCATTAACGGCTTGTCAATCGTATCGTCATATTGTCGTTCTAACCAATCTTGGATAAGTTGGTTCTGGTTGTTGATGTTCTGGACATCTACAATCTCAATCCCACTCTTCATCTTTTCTTGATTGGTATTGTCGTATCTGGACTTGTTGATACTTAACTCAATAATGTTGTATTGCTTTCGTAATACCGCCGTCAACTTCTTGACCGCAGAAGTATCAAGGTTCCCCGTGAATATGCGCATACGAACATTCTTCGGGACATCATTCAATACAGGTACCTTTCCACCCTTCACCTCTATTGTGTAGTAGCCATAGTTGTTTGGAAGTGGACGGAACTCGAACGAACAACTATTCACATCCCACATGCACCATCCGTGATTATCGACACTTTCCCCGTGGTTCTGTTGGATAAGTGACGATGCGTATACGACGATAGGTTTCTTGCTTTCTGTGTCTCGTTCTTGCAATACTTGATGTCTATGAATGTCTCCAAGTAAGACCATATCGAACCCGTTGAATGCCGAGACTTCGACATGTCGGTTCGTAATGGTATATCGTGCATCCGTAGTTGCGCCGTGAACAGGTCCGTGATAGAGAGCCACCTTACGACGAGAATGACAATCCTTGTGGGACGGCCACTTCTCCTTGTCATCAAGAATGGAGTATACGGCAAAGTCGGTGTCTGCAATCGTGTAAACATCAGAGTGCTTAAAGTAATGCAGGTCTTTGTGATTGATACTATCGACGATAGGGGTCAAACTATCCAATCGGTTCATATTGGATAAGTTGAGGTCGTGATTACCTGCGATAATAATGGTCGGTGCCATGTCAGCTAACGTCTTTAAGAACTGCGTAGCCATCACCACCATCTCAGGACTCATATCCGTCTTAGCATGCACGATGTCACCAGCAACAACAATAACCGAGTCGGTCAAATCTTCTTGACGCAACTGGTTATAGAGGGTCTGGAAACATTCGTTGTATTCGTCGTGTCGCTTAAATAATCGAATATGAATATCTGCGAGGTGGACTATTTTCTTTAGTTTATTAAATGGGACACTTATATTCATGCGTTTGATAACCTATTTTGTATAAAGTCCTTAAAGGTAGTTGCCTTCGAGTCATTGATAAACTCCCAGGTCTTTTGGAACCCAAGGTCAGCGGCGTCACCACCACTCACCGACACCTGTGATACTTGTATTCCGTATGCCGACAACTTGCGTTCCAGCTGTATTGCTTCCGTCTTTGCATCATCATCAAGAAGAATATATACTCTCTTGACACGATTTTCAAGTAGTTTGACTTCCAACTTCTTCGGTATAAACTTCCCCAACATCGGGATTGCATTACGACGAACCGCCAGTGCATCAAACACTCCTTCCACCAACACAACAGGTTCGTTCCAGTTGATTTGTTCCTCGAATACTACCACATTCTTCGAGACTGGTGGGTTCTTATATTTCATACCCGAGTCGTGATATGCGCGGGCAATAAAGTAGTTGAGTTTCCCATATACATCATAGGACGGGACAATGATACGACCACCATAGGTGCCTGTTTCACAATATCCCATACGATACCTGATGATGTCATACCCCGTAATACCACGCTTTTTTAAATAATTGATTGCGTGCTTGTATTCAAAAGTATTGATTGGTTTCCAAAGAGGTTTGAACTCATACGGAAGGTGAAGCTCTACGACTTCATCTGGGTCAGTATCTACATAACTCTTAACATCATCTTCGTTGAGACACTTCTTTAACTCTTTGATTTGTGCTGGTGAGACATCCAACTTCTTGAACAATCCAATCAAATGCCGACCACGTGCTCCACAGACCCAACACTTCCATTTGTTCTTAACAACATTCACCGCAAACTTCTTATTGTGATGATGGCAGAATGGACAGGAGAAGTAGTGCTCCCCCTTGCCCATTTGCTTGTAATCACCGAGTATTTGCGATAACAGAGATATTAGGTTCATACGATGAAAACTAACATCTCTTTATCAAAAAATCAAGTGTTGATTTATTAATTTGTATTTTTTGGTTTAGTCAACTCAAAGAAATGGTCTGCGGGTATAATCGCATATGTTTTCGTATTGTTTCGTTTAAAGAATACGACTGGATAGGTATTTTCTTTGGTATTATCTTCTGCTTGTTCAAGGGCGGCCCAAATATTCACCTTTTCTTGGTTTTTACATTCAGGAGAATACGGAAACACTTTCCGAGCAGCTGGGGACAGCTTGATGTCTGTCCCCGAATCACCCATCAATGTAGATACTACATCGTCAGGTTCGAGCTGTGGAAAGTGTTCTAATATTAAATCTCGTATTGCATTTTGTAACCGTTTACCCTTGTTCTTTGCACTTCTGGGTTTCATCGTAACCTCGTCTATATTAGACGTTATATGTTAATATTAATCCTGGTGCTGCTGCTTGTTGTGTCTTATATTGTTGTTCGTTATTTGTTGCTAGATATCTGTGAACTAATTTTGAGTCGTAATTTTTACGAACCGAATCGTTTGCAAATCTATTGTACGAATCAAATGCATTATCTTCAGTTGTAGCTGCCCCAGCTGGGTTTCCTGTAAATTTTGAATTTTGTGCACCGTCTGATTTTCTAAATCCTGTTACACTCAAGGTTGGTCTAAATGCATCAAACCCAGTTTGATAAGTATTACCAAAAAAATCAACCGAGTTAGATTGAATAATTTCTTCTCTACCTTGCGTTAAATCAGATTGATTACGAGCACTGAACTCTTTTGGATTTGCTGTATTTGGTGAGTGTGCACTTAATTTATTTAATCTATCGTACTTTTGTCTATTTTCTAATAGTTCTACTAACTTTGACATACTATGTTCTCCACATTAGGTATCAAACTTTACAATAAAAGTTTGGTCTACGTTTTTCGTTCTTGGTACTGGATTTGCTAACTTTGCCATAGCAACCAAATTGTAATTTTTGTCGTATAATCCAATCGTTGTAACATATGGTGTTAAACTTCCGGAATCAAATAGTTCTGATAGTGCTTGTCCTACTACTAAACTTCCCGTTCCGTTAACTTCTACATAATTTTGTGCAACTGCCGACGAAGATACATTCGGTTCATAATTTGTGTATATAACAGTTTGTGAAGCCGATACATACGAACCAGTAACTACTTTATAGTAACCTATTGTGTGATTAAATACAGATGCGTTAAATTCTGTTGGTCGAATTTTACACACTACAGTGTGTTCTGTAATTGTATATGACGATGTGTAGTTTACGTCTACTGGTAAGAATGGTGCTAACTTTAATCCATTTGTAGAAATAGATTGTGAAGGTGATGTTTTATTATTTTTTACAGTTGCGATACCATGCTTGTAAAAAACATTACCCACCACACTACCAGTATTATTTACATATAATCGACCATAACCATCATCAAGAATTGGAGACGACCCAGATACTCTAATACTAAAACTACCTGGTTTTATTCCGTCCCCCACCGATTGGTTTGCTATATTAAAGACATACAGCGATTGACTTGGTGTAAATTTATTTACAGCTATAGACGATGTACCATATTCCACAATTGATTGTGAAGAATAAAATGCACGATTTAATAAACTGTACAACGGATAAGAATATATACCGCTACTAGAATTGAGATAACCTAAATCAAAATCACTGGTTTGTTGATACTTCCAATCATCGGAAGGTTGGTCAGCAAAATCAATTGTTACATATTCTGTGTTCGTAAGTGACCCAGAGGTAATTGTATAACTCTGGGACACATACGCTACATAATCATTTTTAGTATATCCATCCGTGTCGAGAGGTTTTACTGCTCTCATAGAACCTCCCTTTGTTCATTAGAAGTCAAGACGAACGCGGATTAATGCTTCCTTGTCAAATGACTTTTCTAATGGACGACTGAGTTTTGCAACTGCTAATAATTCATTCTTACCATTATATAATCCAATACTTGTTGCGTATACTCGTGGGTCTTGTACGAAGTCATCGTTCAAGATTTGACCATTTGTATTGTTGTAGAATGTTGGATTATTTGTATAGTTAAAGTCTTTATTTCTTAAACGAACGAAATAATGTGTTGACGAAATTGTTTCTGCTGAACGTGCTTGGAAATCTGCACCCAACTTGATTGAACGAAGTAATCCATCGTGTGCACGTTGTTCACGACCAGCACCACTGTTAGTTGTTAATGAACCTGTAAATGGTGCAAATGGAACTACAGTGTTAGTAGTATCATATGTGAAATCTTGTGCACCAGCGTTACCACAACCAAATCCAGCTGATGCGGATTCAAAACCAACGGTTGGAATGATTGCATCTGGATTTAATACGATGATACCCAAATCTGGATATACAAGACCAAATCCCTTACCTGCTGCTGATTGACTGGTTAGTACTGTACTACCACTTGGACCTGTTAATGATCCCGATGCTACGTTAAATACACGACCAGACTTACTGGTTTTTGACTTTGCACTTAATGTTTGACCACTATCGTCAATAAATGTATATTTACCTAACGATCCAGATAATGTCAAGAGCCAATTGCCTGGGTCAAGTTGTTCACGTAGTCTTGCGCGTTGAACATTAATAACATAAATGTGGTCTGCGTTTGTGTTACCAAATGTAAATAAGTCATCCGATGGGTCTAACAAAATGTTCTTATATTGTAGATATGTTGCTTTAGTTGCTAATACTGCCAAGTCATCTTGTGCTAATGTTGGAGAACCACCACCAGAAATATGACCGTATGCTACAGCAAATTGAACTTCTGCTGTGGTATCGGTTGCTGGGTTCTTATCATATGCATCAAAATAATATTCACCACTAGCAGAAATCTGTGTGGTTGATGTGAAGAGTGTAGTCAAACTACCTGTGTCACCAGACCACAAACCAGTTGTTACCGTGGTTTGGTTCGCTGGTACTACATCTTCATCAATGTTAAATGGGACGAAAGTTCTAATTGCCATATGTTAAACCCCTATTATACTGTTGGCTTAGCAGCCACAGAAACGGTGACCGTCTTGGTTGCACCAGTAAGATTGTTTACAATTGTTAATTGTGTTGTGCGGTCAACTGTTAATTCCTTGGATGTTAAGTTGAAACTAAATCCTTGGACAACAACTGCGTTAGCAGATGTTGCTTGGTTGACTTGGAAGAATGGAACTGTTGTTCCAGCTGCCAATGGTTGGTTGGTGGTCAACGTTGCTACGTTTCCATCATAAAGAATTGCTGTGTAACCAGCGGTTGCAAGTTCTGCGGTTGTGGTTGGACTTACTACAACCGAGTCGTTGTAATTAAGTGAGTATGCAGAAACACCCAATGAAATAACTGGAATTTCCTTGGTACCTCTGTCTAATGAAACAAGCTTATAACGCATTGCTTGTGTTTCATCAGGAGAAGCTTCAAGAACTGGCATACTTTCAATGATTGAACCATAGTATGCAGAACCAAGTGGGTGAGAAGTAGTATATAATGTGTAATCTACTTCGTCATCAGCCACTGCAAACTGAGTGATTTCGAATTCACTTCTTCCCTTGGATAGAAGTTCTCTACCCTTTTTCGTTAACACCGCATCAACTGTGATTGTTGATTTGTTTAGATATCCCATAATTTGTACCTCTCCTGACGTAAATTGTCTAATATAAATATGTTATAGTTTGGTTTTAGTTCACATTTAGGTTAATTCCACCCAAATTATCTTCTTCTTGGAGGATGTTTGGAGATACCGTAATCGTGGTACCTGCGGTGAATGTGACCTCAACTGGTGAACGTCCATCTGTTGTTGTGTCTTGTGTTTGTAGACATCCCACATAATTTCTACGTTTTGTGGCTAAAAGTGTGTCTCTATAAAACTTATAATGTCTTGGTAGATATCCAATTGGAAGTTCGATAGGTGCTTCAATAGCGAAGTAATTAAATGTTACGATAAATCCATTACCGTAGGTATTACCACCCAACTCGTCAACTGTATAATAAATAATAGGGCTTGATGCCAGACCAGTATCATTGTTTACTAGAGTTACGGGTGGGTACAATCCAACATTTTTACTAACCGACCCAGACTCAAACTTCATATCGAATAGAACACCGTGGTCACCAGTTGGTTCTATACCAAATACTCTGTTTAAATCTGCATCACGTTTGTCAGATCTATCATACAATCTAACTCGTATATTTGGTGCTGGTGAATCACCAACACCAACATTTACAGAAAATAATGACGCAATCGCCTGTAAACGAATAAGACCTGTTTCTCTAGTGTTTGCAGAGAATGAACCGAAACTTAACTTTTTAGAATATCTACCAGGTGTAACAATTGGTCTACTTACCAATACTCGTGTTATTGGTAGTGTAAATACCGATTCATCACCTTGTGCCTTATTAATATCAAAAATAAGACGATATGGTGTATTAACTGCTTTCCCACGGTAAAATACAGGTGCCCATCTATTTTTGTCTTGTGATGGGAAATTATATGATACCGATGGTGCGTCTTGGGCAATATATCTAAATAGTTTACCATTTGACGTTTTAGCTGATCCTGTAGCTCCGAGTTGAACTACTACATCGTTTCTACCATACTGTGTTCCAAACGACCACGTTGCTGCCGCACCAGTTAAGAAATTTAGTTGGTTTTGTCCTATAATTTCTTTATACACAGTTTCAAATGAGTAAATACCACTATCTCTAATAAAATAACTAGTAACTCCCAAATCATCAAAATCCGCAGTTGGTGGAATGACATTAATTAAACTTGCATAAGTAAGATTATCATTAGTACCAATAATATCATTGATATCAATAATGTTTCCTGGTTTGTACTTTACCGCAGCTTGTCTTGCTTCAGTTGGTGTCATACCTGCGTAAGTTTGCAAGTAATTAATATAACTTAATTTGTCAATATCAGAATCAAATACATCGTATTGTGATTCAATAGAACGTGATGTATATGGATGGAATGCTGGCCCTTCATAATAGCTGTAGTCACCTAACATTACTCCACCAGCGTTTTCAATCGTAACACCATCTAATAATCCAGTAAGTATTTCTCCTTGTGGCATTGATGAGGTCATAAACAATGGTTGTGCATTATACGTGTTATGATAATCACCAGACGGAACAATTAATGAACTTGTTAATTCTGTGGTAAACGTGTTGTTTGAATCCCCACGTAATACCATTTCATCGTTCATATTAAGAGCTGTATTATAATCCGTAAAGAATGCACTTTGACTTTCACGTGCTCTAATATTAATTGTAGTTTCTGTTGATACGGTTATATCAAAATCACGTACATAAGTTTTTTCTGTGTTTGCAAACGTGCTATTTCTTCTTGTATTTGCACCACTTAATTTTACTGGTTTTTCAAATGTAACTTTTTTATGTTCAAGAATATTTGGTTCAATGACAACACCGGAACCTAGTACTGTTCTTGCTGGTATTAATTGATTTGCTTGTTCAAAAAGTGTTGGTGCAAGTTGGTCAAAAAAGCGAACAAATTGTGCAATATTTACTGTTGCATTATAGTATTGTTTGTAATAATTTTGTATTGCTTCAATACCTTCGTATTTTGATTTGTATCGTGGATTAATACCTACAAGTCCACGTACATCAATATTACCTAGTGAACGAATTAATAGATTGTTGACTGCATCTGTCGGTGATACAAAAAATCCAAGATATTTTTTTGTTTGCTGTTGTTGTCTACGAGTTTCGTTATCAACGATACTTTTTGTTCTGTGAAGAACCAGTCCACCGTCGGTAGATACTTCTGTAAATACAGGTGGTGGAGCTATCAATATATTATTACTACCGTATGAGTATGCCCCAGCGTTTGTTGTATATTGTTTAACTTTTCTACTTACACGAGCCATACTATACGGATATGATGTCTGACTTACAAACCCAACCGCCACAACATTTGTTAAGTTTGGTAACAATGGTAATAGTGGGTCGGAAGCACCGTCTTTATTTCTGTACGGTGATTCGTTTGCGATACTTCCCGAAGAAAGATTTTTTGGTGTGTGGAACGATAATCTTACCCATAAGTTTTCAACAGGTGACGTATAAGTATTACCGACAAAACTTCCTGGGTCTAATACTTGTTCATAGAATCGTTGATTTGTGATGCGTTCTCCCCACACACGAACTTCGTCAACAAATCCGTTAAAGTTGTTTAAACTTAATGAACCAGATCCACCAAGGAAGAAATTTTGGGTAGCTTTCCATGCGTCACGTAAGTATGAACCAGTGGTACTCATACTTGATGAGTATAAAATTTCTTCACCATCAGAGTGTGCTACTAATAAATCTACAGAATTTACATTATAACGAAGCATTACATCATAGTAATCTTCACTATCAAACATATCTGCATAACTACTACTGAGTAACACTTCACCTATTGTGTCTTTAACAACTACTCGTCCATATGGTGACGATGCTGATGGATATGTTTGTAATTCTACTGTCCACGAACCTGAAGGTGTTCCTGTATCTCCAACACCCAACGTGGTGTTTACTTGTGTAGGATTATTAAATCTAAATTGCAACGTGTATGTTTCACGTTGAGAAGCACCACTCATAGGTAATACTAGATATGAACTGGTATTAAAATTTAATGCGTTAGTTACTTCGTCAAATATCTCATAGCTACCAGTACTCGTTGTATCTGTTTCACGAATGCCAACAACTTGTTCATTTAATCCAAAAATACTAAGTAACGCTTTAAGTGAATTTACAGTACCACGTGTTTTATTGAGATATGGAGCATTATGTAAGAAACGCTTCCAAAGTTCTGTAACTTGTTCACGTTTCTTTGTTAATGATGTATCTGTGGTAAAACTATATAACGATGCTGCTGAATCAGGATTGGTCAATGATAACCCGAACGACTTTGCAACTTCCCATACTAAATCTTGCGATAATCCTTCCGTAGCATTTACTTTTCTGTCGTAAATATTTGGTAATTGATCAATATATGATTTAATGTTATCAAATAAGTGCCCAATCATTTGTGTAAACTTAATAAATTCTTGTGAGTTTACATCGTCTACTAGATATTGCGGTATTGCATTTGATAATAAGTTTACATTATTTTCATCATATCTTCTTGCAATATTAGATTGTATTTCGTACCAATCAGCTACTTGTACGCTAGATGGTGGGTACAAGTCTCCATTTGAATTTTTCTTTGGCCAAGTGCCATCGACATTATACTCTGTTCCGCTTAATTGCCAGTACACACTTGCACTATATGCACTACCTGATTGGTTGAATAGGTATCGTTCATATCCATCAAAACTACGGATAATATTTTCTATTTCAAGTGCAGCAACTTTAGCACCCTCTACAAGATATACCGCAGCAGAAGGTAGTGCATCCACTGCGTATATTGTTAAAGTAGACCCAGAAGATACTGTTGCCGAACCTGATTCATCAATTAATACTGGACTTGCTAATGTTGTATCTTCATAAAAAATAGTTGGTGTATCAATAACGGTTTCAGAAAATCCAAATATTGATCCTGTAGTTCCTGTGGCGTAGAATCTAGATTTTGTTTCCAGTTCACGTATTTTTGTAATTTTTTGTTTAAATGCATCCAATCGTAATTTTGCAGAACTATATGTGACGAAATTTGCGTAGTCTGTATAATCTATATTAAGTTCTGCGGAACGATAATCGTCGGTATACCATTTACGTAGTAAATTGTCTTGGAATGTAAATCCACCATATTGATCTTCTGATCCTGTTATGTCTATTCCAATGCTTGATAACGTCTGATTTGCAACTCTACGATTTTGAACGTTTAGTAATTCAATATCAGAGCTACCAATGTTTGTTAAATCTGTATTTTTAGTTCGTAATACTACCGATGTAGTATCTGGTTGTGGTGGTGCGTCTAGTTTGATTGTATCTACAACTGTATTTACTACTTCACGACTTAAAAATACTCTATTACCAACATCCAAATTAAAATCAAGTGGTGTTAATAGTTTGACTAAAAGTTTTGTGGAATCGTTTGGGTCCAACTTCCAATTAGTAATAATACGTTGCGTATCATCACCAAAATTCAATAATGTTTTTAGAAAACGTTCTTTGTCATTATACGCACGTATTTTAGAATTAACTTGACTGGTAAGTGCCTTTACCAAAGCAGATCGCAAATCAACTACAACAGGTTCGTACTGTTGTAAATTAGTTTGAAGTGATACTGACTTCTGTGATTGATCTATATCTGCTTCGTAAACTGCTACTACAGTTTTTAATGATTTAATACCAGATGCAAGTGCCATATTTTATTATAATTCTGTGTTGGTGTCGGATATTGTTTGATTTGTTTCTGATACAACTACTCCACCGTTAACCGATTGTCTTTCTGCTTTATCAATAGCTGCCTGTACCTGTTGACGTAATCGTACAAACAATGCTTGTTTTTTCGGCCCACCTCTAACACTAGTAATAGTTGTAGCAGTATCTTGAGATACACTCAATCCCAAAGACCTTGCACGTGAAATTAATTCATCAACATTCGTAGGAGCTAATTCTTTTATACGAGCTACCAATTGTTCTGGTAGGCGTTGGGGTACTGTTTCGGATTGACGTACATTAACAAATTGTTCTTTTACAGGAATTGTGCTTGGTGCCGGATTTGTAAACGATGGTTTTCTTACAAAATCTTCACCTCTATCTGGTGTTCCAGGTATTCTAGCTGCTATTGGTGGAGTTAAAAATACTGTATTTGTTACACCACCGATATTAAATTCTTGTGGGCGTCTTTCTACTGCTCTTGGTGCTGTTAATGTTACACACGATCCACGTTGACTTATTGTACCGGCATTAATATTAATCCAATTACCATCTTCTGTTTTGTAAAATCCATCTACCGCTACTTCTGAACAGCTATCGGTGCTATATACCGTAGCAGTTGGTGAACCCAAATAGTATGTACCAAGTGCTCCAAATTGAGCACATGCTGTTTCAATACTACTTTGTACTGTACTAAGTGTTAAAACTGCACTATAGCATTTTGGTACAGAAGGTGACGGATTTACTGTAATTGTTGTTTGTTGTACGATTGAATTTCCGTTAGGATCGACTGCTCTAGCAACGAGAGTTAATGCACCTATTCCATCACCAGTTACGTATCTTGTAGTTGTCATAAATAAAATCCTTCTATATTAAATTGCGTTTTGTCCCTGATTTATAAATGCTATTTGGTCAAATTCACCACCCGTAGATACTCCACCAGATGTTCCTGCTGCACTAGTGTCTACTATTGTACCACCAGTTGCCGTTCCAGTTTGTGCTGCTTCGGTCGCTGCTACGAAAGTTGGTTGTTCTTGTGGTGGTGTTACTGGTCGTTGCGTCCTTAGTTCTGCCGGTCGTTTACTAGATATTGTTCCTGTACCACTTGCTATTTCAATTTCTACAGGAATATTTGTTTCTACTCCATCTTGTAGTACTACCGCAGTTAACGGTGAAGATTGTCCTAGAATTAAGGTTGATGGTGCTACCAATCTAATACTATATTCTGTTGCACGTGTTGCGGATAATTGACCAGTTACAGAACCCGCTGATTGATTAAACGCTGTTATGTTTATTTCACCTGGTTGCGTAACAGTAAATAGTACTTTATATGTACCGTCTGATCTAGATTGTACTGTTTGTACACCTTCTTGTGTGTTGTTTGCAGTAAACTGTACATCACCAATATTTGCTACAATACCGTTTCTGTATGTATTTGCTACAACAACTATTCTTTCACCAGTCTTAACTCTTTGTCCTGGTTGTAATACATTACCTGCGGAGTCAGACACCGTTACTATTTGAATTGAGTTTACATCAGGTGGTAGTTGTTTGGTGTACTGAATTGTAACCTCTGCATTTTGTCCTGGTGCTACGTAAATTTCACCACCACCAACTGGATTATAATTTACTCCTCCAGCCGTTACAACATTTGGTGTAATTGTGTAATTACCTGCTGGAATGTTGTTAAATGTCGTTGTTTGAGTTATTGATTGGTTTATACCAGATATTGTTACACTTGCTCCTATATTTCTCGTCATACCATTAACAATAACTGTTAAGTTACCTGTTGTTGGTACTGGTGCTCCTCCAACAGGAACTACAACTGCGATATTTGATGCAACAATTGATAATCCTTCGGTACCCAAATATTTGGTTGGGGTTAACAATACAGCTTTTACGTTTGCTTTTGTAACTCCAGGAGTTAACGCTTTGACAATACCAGTATTTTCGTTTATTATAAATGCACCCGCTCTATTATTTTCTAAACTCCACCGGAATGTAGCGGGTTCCGGTACATCGTCAACATACAACACTGCACTAAACTGTGTTGTTTCGCCAACTTCGGACAAAGTAAAGTTTGTTGGTAAAATTTGTATACGAGAAATAATTTGTCTTGGAGCCTCTGGTAGTTCTGGAGCTGGAGGTGCTACTGGTATTTGTGGTATTACCACAGGATTTGCAGAAACAGCGATGTCAAGTGAACCTTCAAGTGTTCCCGCTGGGTACACTTCTAATTGATTTGTATCGTATTCTACTGATACGGTAATACTTTCATCTGGTTGCAGCTTAAATGCACCTGGGGTTACTACTACCCCGTCCAAATTTGATGTTATAACCGCCGATAGAATATAATTTGGTGCCGAATTTCTAGCTACAAATGTACGAGATTGTATACTACGAGTTCTCAACTTGTAAGTATTTATCAACTGTGTTGTATCTAGTATTAAATAATCTGCCGCGTTAGCCATATATTACCCCAATGCCAATGATGTTGCAAATGTGTCTGCAACCAAATTAGTTTCGTATCGTACTGTGTCTTGCGTATATAAATTTAAATTAGTATTTTTAAGGACATTATCTATTGCCTGCGTTAATAATACTGTCATCTCATCTTCTTGTAATCTATCAAATTGCTTAGAATTCTTTGTTGTTGACAACAAGGCAACCATCTCATCATAAATAGAACCAACTAAAAATTCTATAGTAAAATTTAAGTTTTCTGGAGCATCTGGTTGTAAATCTGCTAGTTGTCCTATAATGTCTGGATTTTCTGCGATAAGTTGTTCTACAACAGTATCTATAAATCCCTGAATTGCAGTTCTTGATGTATCAATTAATGTTTCTATTTCTGGATTTATTTCTACACCAGTACCTTGTTGATTAACCCCAAGTGTATCTGCAACTAATCCTGCTGCAATTACCCGAGGAACTGATTGTTGGACAAATTCAAATAATTCACTTTGTTCTGTGGTTGTAACCGTATTGTTAGTAAATCCCAATCGTAATTCTGTTCTTGATGGTGATACTTCTTCAACAATCATTTTTGGGTCGGTGTATGATCCAATTTCATCTGAAAAAAAGTTTATAGATACATTATAGTTTCCCGGAGGTACTAGTAAACCAAGTTCTTGTTGAACTCTGGTCATATCTATAATAACTTTTTCATCAGTAGTTCCGTCTGGTAGTGCAATAGTTTTTGCCGATATTATTCCTGTACTTACTGGTATGACTACCGACCCTACTAGACTATTTGCTGTATCATAGAAATGCATTTCAATTGTATCGTCTGCATCAAACCCAAATTGTCCAGGAAGTCTACCCTCCAAAATATCTTGGTCGGCATCCGATTCAGCAATACGTGATACTGGAAATGATCGTGGGTTATTAGGAATAACCTGAACGAAATTATTTTGATTGGGCATTAGTCACAATCCTTATTCAATATTTTTTCTAATTGTTCTGATGTTTTTCTAAGTACTTTTAGATAATCATTTTTTCTCATCAATGTGTATCCACGAGGAATGACCAAAGCACCTGCAGCACTAGTTGCTACACCCCCAACAATACCTGCTGCTGTGGTTCCTGCTGCTGCGATTAATCCACCAGCCAATCCTCCTGTAGCTACTGTTGCAACCGCACCAACTACCGCTCCAAGAAATCCTGCACCTTTTGCAAACCCTGCAACTGCCGATCCAAATGCTGCCAATCTACTAATTTTTACAAGTGGTTTGACACCACTTTGTGGATTTTTTAATATTGTAGTGCTTGCTTCTTGTGCAGCGATATCTTCTTTGACCAACTTTAACTTAGCTTCTGTATCTGCACGAGACACCTTACGTTCTTTCTTTTTACCAATACCACGGAATCCTTTTTTACCCTTTGCAACGGTAATAAACTTACATTTACCATCTTCGTCAACACCAGTTTTTGTCGATTCTTCAACTGCTTGAATACCTTCATTAAGTAAATCAATTGCTTTGTTGATTGTATCAATACCTTCAATTTTATCGTTTCCAGGAACTCTTGGAAGTTTCTGGATTAAATCGTCGTATAATACTTCTGGGGTTGGGTCGATAATATCGTCTGCACCATCGGTGACACCCGATGCGTCCGTAATACCCACTAGGTCGAGAGCAGCTAATTCATCTGCTTCTTCCGGAGTTAAGATTGCTGTTGGGTCTGGTTGTTCAGCTGGAACTGCTTCTGCTAATCCTTCTGTAAGATAAATCTTCTAGTGCCATTGCTGCTTGCATTGCTGCTGCTCGTTGGTCACGAGGTTGAGTAAGTGTAGGATCTTCTGGTAGTTCTAAATCATCCACTAACTCTCTAAAAAAGTTATCAATTGGTGCGTCAATATATACATCACTTACAACGGAAATAGGATAATATTGTGTAGCAGGTATTTCGGCGTCACCCAATGGTAATTTTACTACTGGAATACTATTTGCTGTGTATTCTACAACACTTTGACTTGGCAATCCCAATACATCTGATTTACTTGTTGCGATTTGTCTTGGAGTAAAAAATTGTGTTTCAGCGGTAAACTGTACAACTTCGCCGGACGTTAGTGGTATACGTAATACTAAGTCTGATGACCCTGTAGTAAAATCTGTTGCTTCTACTGTTGTTTTGTTTATTGCTATCAGTTGTGCCATATCAGTTTACTTCCTTGACCGAAAGTTGTCTGTCCGTTGTCATATTTTGTAGATTTGCTAACTTTTCCATATATCCTGCTCGACGTAATAACTTAAATGTGAGATTTTCTGTCGAGAATTCTCCACCTGTATCTAATCCAGATTGTCTAAACTTACCCAACTTGTCTCTAAATTTTTCAATTTTTTTATCTAATCCAGTAAGTTGACCAGACTTATATTGATTCACTAGTTGGTCAAATATACCAACTATGTGTTTTACCTTAGTCATTACGTCTTGTTCATCGTATACTGGTGTTTCTTTTTTTGGTTCCTTAATCCATTTGTTTTTCAATACACTATACAAACCCGTTGCAACGTGAGGTGAGCTTGCATCTTCTGCATAAACTTCGACATCATATCCCTTGATTGTGATGTCGTGCTTATCATTCCATTTTGACTTTGCTAACAAAAAAAATTGTGATAATAGTTCCTTGTCCTTACCAAAATCAAATAATAAATGAAGGTCAACATCGGAGTATTGTGAGTAGTTATAGTTTGCTAAACTACCAGTAAATACAATGTCTTTGACCTTTGGTTTATTTTCGAGGTCAATACTATCGTAGAACTCCTTTGCAATCTTCATCAACGCTGCACGAATAGTTGGATTAAGCTTGTTATTAGATGTCCAGAACTCTCTATTCAAGTCTGGTTGCACCTTAAACGTTTTAATCAAATCATCGAACGACATTACTTCACCAAGAAAGTAAATATTTCTGGAATGGTGGTGGTATCTTCACTTCCGTTATTTATTTCTAAGTTTACAGCGTAGTATCTATTTTTGTAAAGTGGTGATGTATCCAATACAAAATATGATCCAGTTGCATCACAACTCAACTTTGCAAAACTATCTGCTGGATATATTGTTGTACCTGCTTGTCTATCAACTACACTAAAGTATGACGATGTTGGTAAATAATATCTACTCGTGTATCGTAATGTTGAATCAAAATTTTTACGTGGATACTTATCACGTACTACAAAACGAATTTTTTCTTTTGTATTACGAATATACGTTTCTTTTGCGTTCTTAGGAACAACTTCAATATCTGTTGTATTTGGTATTGCTTTTAATGAACCAGTTGAAAATGTTGATGTGTCCCACGCAGCTTCCAAAACTGGTGCGTGGATGGTGTGTGTTTGTTTTGAGAAGAATTTGATATTTCCTTCATTTACGTAATCTGCTTCTGATGCAGATGAAAATTTAACTATAAATCCTTTAAAATCTCTATTATTAACCAACACGTCTTGCATTATGTTCGATACATCAACACGTAAATCTTGCATTGGATATTCATTTAATATAACACTGGTTGATGGTGATGCGTAATAATCACCACCCAAAATACTCCACGACACACCCGCTGATGCATTACTACCACTCCACGTTGCACCATCACGAGGATTTACATTTTGTTGAACGAAGTATCCACTACCTTCTATCCACGAACCAGAAATTTCGTATATTTCTAGTTGTTGCGAATATGGCATTTTTTCTGCATTTGCAATCTTCAAGTTAAGATAAAATGATGCCGTATCTGGAATTGATCCACTTGTTGGTAATGCAAAATTTACCAATGTACGTGCGGCACTGGCGCTATATGCTATATCTAAATCTTCTGGTTTTGCTACTTTACCTACCTCTATAATTTCATCCAGTCCAGCGTTGTTTAGTGGATATCTTTTATAGATAGTGGTATCTGCGGAGGCGGTTAATATTAATCTCATTGTCTTGCACTTCCTACGATATCATCTTCTGGGTATCTAACTTCAAAGATGCATGGGTCAAGTGATGGATATACTATTCCATCAACGGTCGCGTCTGTGATGTCATAACGATATGGTTGATAATCTCTACCATCTTTAAAGAAATACTTATTTACTATTTCTACAAAATTTACACTCTGCACTCCATCTTGTGCTTGTATTAATAGTGCTAAATCACCTAGTCTAATTGGTTGATTGATGTTCCATTTGGTACTATCGAAATACTCTTTAATTGCACCCAAACACACTGCTAATACATCTTGTATATTATAGTTTTTATATACAGTTATATCAAAATTTACACCAATGTTAACAATAAATGCGTCAAGAATGTTTACTTGGTCCGTTAACATTCTATATTGCGATAGATATTGTTGTAAATTTGACTTTACCAAACTGTTTAAGGTTGTAATCTTTTTATTTTGATTATATCCAAGCACATAAAGATTAATTGCGTTTGGTTTTGGAGTATTTATTTCTTGTTGTGTTGATGTTTGCTGCGATTGTATAGTTGTCTGTGAGGCATCTGTGACTGCTAGTACTTTTGCTACTGCTCCGTATTTTGAAGGCATAGATAACACACGTGCTTCGTAATCTCTTCTGGTAACTACACGATTTTGTGAACTGTATATTGCGAGTGCTCGTTGACGAATTTCTTCAACAGTTTCACCATCTTGACCACCTGTTGCTGGCATTTCATTATATACTGTTACCGTTTTTACTATGTCATTAAATAAATCAGTTTCGGTTTGATTGAATTCTGTTGTTCTATTTAAAATATTTAATTCACCAACGTTTACTATTGTTCCTGATGCAACATTACTTGCTACTCCACCACCAGAAAAATATGTAACCGTAAGTGTTGTATTTGCTGGTGCTATACCAAAGTTATCTGTGTTCAACAAATCTGTATTACTAAGTGAAACACTTGCTAATTGTGTACCGTATTCACTATTTGCTACCTGTTGTGAATCTAGATATACGATATCTTCTGATGCGTTTCCTCGACCAGAACCAAATATTACCTGTGTTCTTTTATCTGGTGTTAGTCGTGTGACAAATCTACGTGGAACTGTTCTGTATTTTATAGCGTATGTAGGTGCTACCGATTCACTAACACTTGAAACATAGCTTACTTCTTTGTCATCAATTATTGTATCTTGTGCTAAATAATCTACTTCATAAAATTTATATCCGTCTGCATCAACTACATCACTAATAGCGGTAACATTTACATCTCCAATAGTAACAGTAGAAAACTTTTCAGGATCACCAAACGTAAATGTTTCTTGACGAACATCACCCGCAATAACTTTAACTTTTTTAGTTACTAGATACGTTACTGGTAATAATGTTGTAGAATCTAATTGTCTAGGAATTATAGACCTGCCTGTAGGATCTGCAAAATCCACAAGTTCTGTTGTTCTAAATGACACAACATTTGGTGCCTGCGTGAAAACTGTTGAATTCCTATCTATTTTTAAAAAATATGTTGCGTCAGGAATATAACCTTCCGCTGCACCTAATGCTGGTACTACTTGAGAAATTAAAACTTCTGCTGTAGCCGGTACTATTGTTTTTGGTTTATATCCTAAAGCTTGTGCTATTGTAATTACGTTTCCTTCTTCTTCAGCGTATGCTAATAAATTTTCTTTAAATGAATTATCCACATAAAACGATAACACATCACCAACATATGCTGCCAATTCCAACATAATCATGCCTGGATTGGCTTCGTTAAAATCTGTCCACGTTGTAGGATAATAATTTTTTACAAACGTAATTAGATCACCCTTAAAGTCAGTAAATGACTTGTTGAGGTAACTTACCTCTTTGGGTGCTACTGATAGTTTATTTAATACGTGGTTGGTTGTAGCCATTTTCTATCTCAAAATTAAATAGTTTGCCCGTTTGAGGTAGTTCTTCTTCCCAAAGAACTTAAAACGTTTGGGTCGGTTTGTGTGTCAAAAATATTAGAACTCACAGTTCTACCAGAAGTAACTAATTGACCAGAAACACTAGTTCCAAGTGTTAGTTCTACCGAATCGGATGCCAATGGGTTGTTAGTAAATCCATATCTGACGTACAATATAATATAATTGTCATTTAAAAAAGTTTCTGTGTTTGTGACTTGAATTTCTTGGAGTACTAGGTATGGCATAAATCTATTTACCGCATCTAGAACATATTGTTTTGCTAAATCTTGCGTGTCACCGTTTTTTTGCTCAAACAATAATCTCCACAGGTCACACCCAAACGTTGGATTGGATACACGTTCACCTTTTTTTGTCAAAATTAGGTTAATAAACTTTGACTTTTCATTTTCTAAAGGGTCCGTAGTAGATTGAAAATATCCACGATTGGTTCTTTGTAACGGAAGTGTTTGTCCTAGATAGACGGTTTTTGCCATACTACTTACTCAATCCCATCTTTTTCATCAAAGCGCTGTAGTCTTTGGTAATGGCCTCTACCGCTGGTTGCACTGATGGGTTGTTTAAGTCTAAACCCTGTGGAATATTTTCTGGTAATCTTATATTACTGGTTGTTGCCGAAATGGTGTCACCGTGACGTTCCAATCCCATCATCGCAGCCAACTTTGAACGGTCAAACTTTGGCT